TGTATTTGGGTTGACTTATCAGCTAAAAAACAAAGGACTTCAGACTCAAAACGGAGATTATTCAGCAAGTGTATCACGCAGTGAGGTAGCCTTTGGAATGGAACACTATGCACAGAAAGCTAGTTTCTTTGAACAACGTCTAATTAGATGGCTACTTGCTAACCGAAACCTGTTCCCTATCTTTATATCCACTACGAACATGGATACTGACTTGAGACCAATGTTTAACCACTGCTCTTGTATCAATCAGTATCAAACAACTTGCACAGGTATGTGTGGTAACTTCCTTGAGAATGGGTACAATAACAGCATCCTAATCTTATAATGAAGTCACAGCTCGCAATACTACTAGCTACAATGCAGGCAAATTGGGTCAAGCTAACTGCTACCATTGCTGCATTTTTAATGCCTATATCAGGCTTATTGTTTTTAGTAGGCTTTGTGATCGTACTTGATACTATCACAGGGGTATGGAAGAGCATAAAAAACAAGGTTAAGATAACTAGCAGAGGCTTATCTGCCATCATTAGTAAGATGCTACTCTATGAGGTAACGGTTATCTTATTTTATATGATTGATAAATTTATATTAAATAATATCATTCTACATTTTTTCTCAGTAGATTTATTGCTCACAAAGATACTTGCACTTATCCTGGTATCTATTGAAGTGATGAGCATAAACGAAAACTACAAAGCAGTGAAAGGGCTTGACTTATGGCAGGCAATGAAAAACTTATTCGCTAGAGCTAAGGATATAAAAAAGGACCTAGATGAAATTAGACACAAGCAAGATATTTCAGGAACGCCTATCTAACAGTCAGTACTTCCACGAAGAGTCTGAAAAAAAACAAATCTATCTACATCACACTGCAGGCAATGGTAACCCTGTAGCTGTATCAAGGTGGTGGAATAGCAACGGAGATAGGATAGCTACTGCATTTGTAATAGGTGAGAAGGGTAGCATAGTGCAATGCTTCAGCTCTAAGCATTGGGCCTACCATCTAGGCATAGATAGTCAAGATTTTTCAGTACATGGACTCAAGTATCAAAACCTAAACAAGCTAAGTGTAGGTATAGAGGTATGCAACTGGGGTCCATTGAAGCTAAAAGATGGTAAATACTATAACTATGTCAAGGGAGTGGTGGACCCATCAATGGTAACTACCTTGGATACACCCTACAAAGGCAATAAGTATTGGTACAAATATACGGATGAACAGATTGAAAGCACTCGGCAGTTGGTGGAGTACCTGTGCGAGACCTATGACATTCCTAAGACTTACCGGTCAGAGATATTTGCTATAGACAAAGAGGCATTCAAAGGAACTGCAGGGATCTACACGCATAACAGTGTGAGAAAAGACAAGGCAGATATTTACCCATGCCCTCGAATGATTAAGATGTTACAAAGCCTATGAGATATTTAATACCACTATTGATACTTATATCCTGCTCAGCTCCTAAGCGAGCTCAATGGCACTATAAGAAAGCCTTAAAGAATGGATTGCAAGTAGTACAGGATAGTGATACCATCCGCATTACTACAGTGGATAGCATCCCTGTGATACACAATGATACGATTGTATGGGAGAAGTTCTATACAACTAAGGATACAATAGTATATTTTAAGAATGTCTATGTGCCAAAAACAAGATGGCAGACTCGTATTGAGTACAGGTATAAGACCAAAATTGAAAAGATACGAGGCAATACAATCACAAAAAAACATGAGGTACCTAAGTATAAAATAGCATGGTGGCCATTTTGGTTAGGGCTTGCTATACCATACATACTAAAGTTAGCGTGGAACGCTATCCTCAGTAAACTCAACAGATGAGAAAACGTTTATTTTATGACATTGAGACATCTTTCAATGTCGGTGTGTTCTGGAGGACAGGATACAACCTAACAATTAACCCAGGTGATATCATTCATGAACGTGCAATCATCTGCATTTGCTACAAATGGGAGGGTGAGGATGAAATTCACAGCCTAACATGGTCCAAAAGTCAGAGTGATAAGCAAATGATTGAGAAGTTTGTCAAGGTCCTATCTCAAGCGGATGAAATTGTGGCTCACAATGGGGATAGGTTTGACCTCAAATGGATACGTACAAGGGCTTTATTTCATGGCATTCAGTTTATGCCATCACCCAAGACCATAGACACGCTTAAATGGGCTAAAAAGTACTTTAATTTTAATAGCAATAAACTAGATTACATAGCTAAGCTACTCAAGGTAGGTGCTAAGATGGATACAGGAGGGCTTGACCTGTGGAAAGATATAGTATTTCGCAAAGATCAGGATGCATTAGACAAGATGGTGGCCTATTGTAAGATGGATGTAGAGGTGCTTGAGTCAGTATTTGATAAACTCAACAGCTATGCCATTGCCAACCATAATTATGCCATCCAATACGGAGGTGAAAAATATGAATGCCCTGAATGTGCAGGAATAAATGTTAAATACAATAAAAAAGTAGTCACAGCTGCCGGTACAGTACACCATTGGATACTGTGCAAGGACTGCAAAAAGCACTACAAAATTAATCACCTGGTATTCACTAAATATCAGGAATATCTCTACACGCGTAAACAAATATCGTGAGTTTATAGACGTATTTTTGCGGAGATTATTTACGTTTATAGGCGGAATTAAGTGATTTTCACCAACATTATGTGATATTCCTTATTTAGACTCATTCTAAATTTGTGGAAAATTATGCAAAATTGTTTGCATATATGAAACTTTGTATATCTTTGTCAGGTATTAACACTTAAAAATTTATTTATGAAACAATTTGAAAGAGCCCTTGACTTTATCAAGAAACACGAAAACAACGCAGAGGTACTTGCTTTATTCTTAGAGCAGCTGCTTGTTGAAGCTACTGAGGAAATCACCAAAGAAGCATTAGATAACACAGAAGATTTTTTAACAATTCTAAACGCTAACAGATGAAAAAAGAACTATTTAATGTAGTAGCTGGTATGGCTGTGGTCGTGGGTACCATGGTAGCAATGTATAACGTTTTAATCTTTATGATATGCAAGTAACAATAGGAATTGAAGTAGCTTACTTTGACTTTGATGATGTGCATGGTAACTGTGAGTTTAAGATAACTAACATAACCGATGAAAGCTATGAGGTAGAGCTTAGCAATGTGGTAGCTACTCAAATAATTGGTGAGGTAGAGCTTGACTACATCCTAACTGATACCGAACTTGACCAACTCAATGAGGAAATCATTTGGTGCATCCAGGATACCAACCTTGTAAGAGATATGCAGGAGTTAAATGATGACTTTGATGAGGATGAATGGAGGTATGATGCATAGAGATATCTCAGAGATGGCTAGATGGTGGACCAAACAATCATTCGCAGGAGATAAGGGAGGCTCCTTTAATACCTCCCTATATTTAGAATACTTAAAATGTAAAAACTCATGTACAGATTACTATACTACTATGAAAAAAGGCTCGCAGAGAGCTATGAATTCCCTACCAAAGCACTCTGCCATTGGAAAGTCCAACAGTTCAGGGCAGCAGGAACTCATATTTACGGACACTTTGTAATTGAAAAGGTATGCGACAAGATAAGATACTAGAAATACTATACCCATACATCCCTGCAAAAGTGCTAGGTGAGTATCTAGGGTTGACTGCATCTCAAGTGTACAATAGAACGTACAAAAGAGGCATAAAGAAAGACCCTAAGACAAAGAAAGCAATAAATAGATCCCTGATATTGAACGCAGGTAAGTACACCAGGTATCCTAAGGGTCATGTACCATTCAATAAAGGTATCAAATGTCCTAATCTACTGCTAACTAATGCAGCTGCTACCATGTTTAAGAAAGGCAACAAGCCATTCAATACTAGGGAGGCTAATGCAACTAGCATCCGAACTGATAGCAATGGTAGAAAGTATCACTATACTAAGATATCAGATAGTGTATGGGTATTAACTCACCGGTTGACATGGGAGCAGGCTAATGGACCCATCCCTGCAAAGCACATAGTTAGGTTTATTGATGGTAACACCATGAACTTAGAACTCAGTAACCTGGAGTGCATCCCAATGAACACAAACATGACTAAGAATACAATCCAACGGTTCCCAAAGGACTTACAGGAGGTCATGAAATTAAAAAGTAAACTTAATAAACAAATAAACAATGGCAAGAAACGGCATGAATGATCTACGTGATCACCTCTTTGCAGCTCTAGAGAGATTAAATGATGATGAGCTAACACCTGAACAACTATCTACTGAGGTAGAGAAAGCTCAGGCAATTTCTAACCTATCTAACTCAGTGATAAACAGTGCTAAAGCTGAGGTTGACTTTATGAAAGCTACCGGAATGATAGCTACTACAAGCAACCTGTTCAAAGGAGTAAATGACCCTAAAAGATTAGACTAATGAAATACACAAGGTACTTTAGAATGTGGCTTGAAGATACAGTAGAGCCAGAGGGTGGCACATGGTGCTACATGGGGATGGATGAGAAAGGCTTTTTATGGCAGCTGAACTTCCAATACAAAGAGAATGAACAACCTGAGACCTTAGAGCAGTATCTGCAATGGGGTTACAAAATTCAAGAGATATGAATGCAGAACTTTTTGAACTAAGCAAGGTGCTCAACGAGGACATAGTGGATATCATTAGGGAATATCAGCTGAACACTCCTAGCAGAAAGCAAGAGATAGTAAGCAAGAGATACTACCTGTACAACTATATGTATGAGAACAGGCACATGACTACTACAATGATTGGTCACTACTTTAATCGTGATCATAGTACGGTGGTCCATG